AGAGCAATAGAGACAGTAACAGGGGATGTAATTTTTGGTAGTATTAGTGGTAATGTAATAATAGGAGGAACAACAACCACATCCAAATTCCAAGTAAACGGAGTTTCAAGATTCCAAGATCCAGGATCAAACTCTGCTGTAATATTAACTTATGGTACAGGAGGATGGATTCAAGTAATAGATGTAGGTAATACAGAAGCGATAAGATTAAGAACAGGAGGCGCATCCTATATTAATACAGGACAGAATTTCCTTATTGGAACAACCACAGACTCAGGATACAAACTAGATGTAAATGGTACTGCAAGGATTACCGGAACGCTTACTGTTGGGCAGATTATTAACGGAAATGGTACTTCAAATTTAATTATGCAGACCCATGTTGCTGCCTCGAGTGTATTAACTATTCAATACAATGGACCAAACAATGCAACAAGTGGTAACAAAGCCATAGCAACTTTAATCAGTACATTCAACCCTACATCTGGAGCTGCAACACATAGTGCTTTAGATATAACTCATACTATAAATCAAACTGGTACAGCAAGCGGTATAAGCAGGGGTATCTATATAAACCCTACTTTAACTTCTGTTGTTGATTATAGAGCAATTGAAACAACTGCTGGAAAAGTAGTATTCAATGGCGGTAATGTAGGTATAGGCACAACAACCCCAACAGAACTACTCCACATAGTCAACAACACGAACGGAAATAAGTTTGCAAGGATCAGCGCTGGTGCTGCTGATGCGAGTGCTGCGTGGGTTGCACAGAACGACCAAGTCGACAACATCGTGTACCGTGTGTTTGGATCTGGCGTTGCGGGATTCCAGATGGGCATAGCTCTGGCAAGAAGTGCTTCATTAATCGCCAACTTAGACGGAACTGGCAAGTTCTTGATCGGTACGTACTCCAACACTGACATCATATTTGGTACTGGAGACCAGTCAAGGATAAGGGTGTCTGGTTCTAACGGGAACGTGATGATCGGAACGCTTACCGACATCGGTACCAAGTTGAATGTGAGTGGAGAGATCAACTCGGCAGGATACAGGGTTAACAACGTGTTTGGATGGAGTGGTACAATAAACATTCCAACAACACCTCCGATATCAATTACAGTTGACGGTGGAATTATCACAAATGTTGTGTAACTTTGTGCCATGACAGAAATTCAACCAGTCACAGTTCCAACCAAGGGCGTTGGCAAGTACTTTGATATTATTGCCCTTAACTTCCCGATGGACCCACAGTCCGTTACGTTTTACTGGCAGGTGTTCACCCAGGTGACCCTAGAGGACTCCACCTTGGGCCCCGGTCAGTGCATCCTTGACGGAAACTTGACCATGGACCAGCAGACATACGCAGGATGGGGCACCGATGACGAGTACGTTATCGACTGGGCCTGCGATCAACTAGGATTTACAATCATATGATAAACTTAAATAAAAACGTAGTAGACCTCGACGGAAAGGAAATCGAGGGAGCAAACTTGGGCAAGATCATTGCTCAAACATTGATTCAATCGTCAAAAGGCGATGCATTGAAGTTCTGGTCATGGGCCAACAAGCTTCACGCCGGCGACGAGTTAGACCTTGACGACAGCGACAAGGAGGTGTTCAAAAACTTTGTAAAGGAGAACGACTCGTTGACCATCCTCACGAAGGCTCAAGTGTTGAAGTCTTTATGAAAAAAATGCTAGAAATGTTCAAGGGCGACAAGGGAGAAATCTCTTCCAAGCGCGTCGTTGGAATCGTTGGTGCCTTGGTCCTTTTCGGGACCATGGCGCACAACAGCCTCAGCCCAGAGGACATCGCACCGAGCAAGGACCTCGTGTCTGCGGTTGAGTTTGTGGTGATCGCGTGCCTTGGATTCACAAGTATCGATAAATTCGCAAATAAAAATGAAGGACAGCAGGCTTGAGAGGGCGGGAGTAGCTGGCTTTAATAAGCCAAAGAAAACTCCTGGACATCCCAGTAAGTCACACATCGTTGTTGCCAAAGAGGGCGACAAGATCAAGACGATCCGCTTTGGACAGCAGGGGGTAAAGACCAACCAAACAGCCGGCCAGCGCGAGGCATTCAAGTCTCGTCACGCCAAGAACATTTCAAAAGGAAAGATGTCTGCCGCGTATTGGGCCTCAAAAACTAAATGGGATCCAAAAAAGACAGCTTCAAGCAGTAAAAAATGGATAAAAGGTAGTTGATTCAAATATGGTATTAAACGTAGAAAATATTGTAAAAATGGGGAGTGATGGCAGATGGTATAAGCCATGCTTTATTTGTGGTAAAGAGCAATCATACCTAAGGAAAACATATGCTACAGAGTCTTTTTTGAAAAAAAAGTTATGTAAATCTTGTGCTAATAAGATACCAGAATCTAATGGGCACAAGGGATGGGTTAAGGATGTTTTAAGGATTTCATTTATTGGAAAGTATAAAATAAATGCAGAGCTTAGGAATATTAAATGGGATGTAACAAACGATTATCTTGCAGACTTGTTAATTGAACAAGATTTTAAGTGTAAATTGAGTGGATGGAGTATAGATGCAACAAAAGTTTCAAAAAATACAGCGTCTTTAGATAGAATAGATTCTTCAAAAGGTTATGAGGAGGGTAATGTACAGTGGGTTCATAAAATGGTGAATATGTGCAAGCAGAATTATTCTCAAAAAGACTTTATTAGCATGTGTAAATCAATAGCAAAAAATATATGAAAAAGAAAATATCAGAGTACGGTGGAATGGAAAAGTACACCTCAAAGAAAGCTGAAATGAAGCACGAAAAGAAAGAGGGCAAGAAGGTAGAAGCCAAAGAAAAGATGGCGTTCGCCAAAATGAAAAAGAAAAAGTAATGCTCAAGTACGCGGTTGCCATACTACTACTCACTTCGTGCAGTGCAAGCTGGCATCTAAAGCGTGCAATCAAGAAGGACCCGTCGCTGCTCAAGGGTGGCGACACCGTCCTTGTCCATGACACACAGTTTGTCACAAAAGAGCGTGTACTGACCGACAGCTTTTTCACCACCTGCTACGACACCATCACCCTTGAGGACAGCTTTGTCTTCACGCGCGTCATCAGAAGGGACAACGTGATCAAGGTGTACACCAAGTGCAAGTCAGACACCGTTAGAATTACCACAAAGATCCCGTTCAAGCTTCCTCCGACAGTAACTTACAAGAACGACCCGTTCTGGAAGTCATTGGCAGTTGCGCTCGGAACCTTGTTATTGTTAATTATTATCATTAGATTTGTACTTAAATGAAACTACTTGAATCTAACGAACTAGAAAAACTCAAAGAATTGAACACCAAGGTGCGTTCAATGAAGGAGGACATTGCAGACATGGAGGTTTCTATGTCAAGGTTGAAAACAAAAAAACAGAGCGCTCTGTTTGAGATCGAAATAGTAGCAGAAGAGTTGGGCAAGTTCCAGTCTGAGCTGCACGAGAAGTACGGAAGCGTGTCTATTGACTTAAGCACAGGAGAAATAAAAGATGGGCAATATTAATAACTACGCTACAGACACCGCCTTGGTGGGCACTGAGAAGCTTTTGATGTCAGACACACCAGCTGGTGGGTCTACCAAAAACACAACTGTAGACGCAGTTGCTGACTTTACTTGGTCGTCTGGAGCACCACAGTACACCCAGGCTCAACGATTGGCATTGACTGCTACCGTTGGTATGGTTGTTTATCAAACAGACGCTACAGAGGGCTTGTATCAGTACAAGTCAACTGGCTGGTTTGCACTATGATTATACGCAAGGTTTCAATAGGGGCTGACTACAAGAACGCCATGAACTATCTTCATGGGCAGGAAGTTCTGCGTGGTGAGTACACCATTGACCTTATCATCATGCGTGAGGGAGGGTCTATAGAGATATGGATCAAGAACTCTTCTGGCATACTGCTTTGGAAGTCTTTCAACAGCAACATGCCAGTCTCTATTGAATACGACATAGACTTTTAAATAAAATGAAATCACCGCTCTACTTTGTGGTAGAGCCTGTTGGCGACAAGCTTTACGACAACACAACGGATTACGGCCTCGTACTGAGCGCCTCAAAGGAGGACCACACGGTAACCAATAGGTTTGCCACGGTCATCGCCACTCCGATTGGATACACTGGGGAGATCGTTCCCGGTGACACACTGATGGTTCATCACAACGTATTTCGGAAATATTTCGACATGCGTGGCAAGGAGGTGTACGGGCCGTCACACTTCCGCGACAAGACATTCTTGGTTGACCACGAGCAGTACTTCCTGTACAGGCACGACGGACAGTGGAAAGCTCCACACCCATACTGCATGGTAAAACCGGTAGACAACCTACAGGACCAGGTGGTGGTTGACCCAGAGAGGGAACAGCCACTGCTTGGTGTTCTTAAGTACGGAAATGAGTACCTGTACTCAAAGGGCCTCAACGACGGAGACCTGATAAGTTTCCAGCCAGAGAGCGAGTACCCGTTCACGGTTGACGGAGAGAAGTTATACCGAATGTTGAGCAAAAACATATGCGTAGCCTTATGACGGAGAAAGAATTCAAAGAAAAGATCATCGAGGCGGCAGAGAAAGCGATTCATGAGCTTATCTCTGTGGCCAAGGAGCCGATTCTGACCAACAACACGGACACGGACCTGTCTGCGGACAAGCTGAAGAACGCTGCTGCCACCAAGAAGCTTGCCATTATGGACGCATTTGATATCCTCAAGAGGATCCAGGAGGAGAGAAACATGCTGGAAGCTCCAGAGGAGAAGGCGACACCGGCAGGCGTTGAGACTAAAAAGGGATTCGCTGAAAGGTTCTCCAAATGACAAAGCTGTACCAGATACTGAAGGAGGTCGTAAAGCCTGACATCCTCAGCAAGAAGAACATCGATAAGTCGTGGAGATACGGATACGACCCGCAGTATGACTTTGTTGTCATCTCAAAGGACGGCACAATTGGGCCGATCTACGAGATCAACGGACTGAGGATTGCTTTGCCACGCCCGTCGAATGTAGAGGACAGGGACGCCCGGTGGATGCCACAGGAATACCCAAAAGAACTTGCGAAGATCAAGAGCATGTTCGACTGGAACAAGTACGACAACCAGTTCAAGACGAAGTGGATCGACTACATCGAGACCGAGTTTGACAGGCGCGAGAACGGGTACTGGTTCATCAACAAAAAGCAAAAGACCTACATTACGGGAACGCACTACATGTACCTGCAGTGGACAAAGATTGACGTTGGTCTTCCAGAGTTCCGTGAGTCCAACAGGATATTCTTTATCTTCTGGGAAGCGTGCAAGGCCGACACTCGCTGCTTTGGGATGTGCTACTTAAAGAACCGTCGTTCTGGATTCTCGTTCATGAGTTCGGCAGAGCTTGTTAACGTTGCGACTATAACCAAAAACGCTAGACTTGGTATTCTGTCAAAAACCGGAAATGACGCAAAGTCTATGTTTACGGATAAGGTGGTTCCGATATCGAGCAACTACCCATTCTTCTTCAGGCCAGTGCAGGACGGTATGGACAAGCCAAAGACAGAGCTTGGATACCGGGTTCCAGCGTCGAAGATTACGCGGAAGAACATGGACAAGAGTGAAGAGGACGTAGAGGGCCTTGACACGTCTATCGACTGGAAAAACACGGCCGATAACAGCTATGACGGTGAAAAGTTGAAGCTACTCGTACATGACGAGAGCGGAAAGCTATTGCCTCCGAATAATATCGAGAATAGCTGGAGAGTTCAAAAAACGTGCCTTCGTCTTGGAGCAAGGATTATCGGCAAGTGCATGATGGGCTCTACGTCTAATGCGCTTGATAAAGGTGGAGCTGGATTTAAAAAGATATACTACGACTCTGATCCAAAGAAGAGAAGTGAAAATGGACAAACAAAGAGCGGACTTTACGGGCTGTTCATTCCCATGGAGTGGAACTTTGAAGGATTTATCGACGAGCACGGATGGCCGGTACTTGAGAAGCCAGAGGAGCCAGTGAAAGGCATCGACGGCGGCTACATATACCAGAGCGTTGTAGAGTACTGGGACAATGAAGTTGCAGCGCTGAAGGGCGACGCGGACGCATTGAATGAATTCTATCGCCAGTTCCCACGCAGCGAGTCACACGCGTTTAGGGACGAGTCCAAGTCATCACTGTTCAACCTTACCAAGATATACCAGCAGATCGACTACAACGACTCGATGGCCGGAATCCAGTCTATCACCCGTGGGTCGTTTCACTGGAAGGACGGCGTCAAAGACTCTGAGGTGGTGTGGACGCCAGACAGGACCGGGCGTTTCTTGGTGTCATGGATTCCAGACTCCAACAAAAGGAACAGGGTGCTACGAGTGAACGGAAAGTTCAAGCCGGGTAACGAGCACATGGGCTGCTTTGGCTGTGACCCATACGACATCTCTGGTGCCGTTGGTGGCGGTGGTTCTAACGGATCGCTTCACGGGCTCACGAAGTATCATATGGACGAGGGTCCGACCAACGAGTTCTTCCTGGAGTACATCGCAAGACCACAGACGGCGGAGATATTCTTCGAGGACGTGCTGATGGCGTGCGTGTTCTACGGAATGCCGATCCTTGTGGAGAACAACAAGCCACGTCTATTGTATCACTTCAAGAACAGGGGATATCGTGCGTTCGCGATGAACCGACCAGACAAGCATGTGTCAAAGCTGTCAAAGACAGAGATGGAGCTTGGTGGAATACCAAACACGTCAGAAGACGTGAAGCAGGCACACGCGGCCGCAATCGAGAGCTACATCGAGAAGTATGTGGGCATTGATTTTGAGGGAACTTACCGTCCGTCAGACGAGATGGGCGTGATGCCATTCATCAGAACTCTTGAGGACTGGGCGCGATTTGACATCAACAACCGTACCAAGCATGACGCATCTATTAGCTCCGGTCTTGCCATAATGGCAACGCAAAGACATTTATATGTTCCAGAGGTAAAGAAGTCAAAAATAAGCCTTAAATTTGCACAATACGACAATAAAGGCTCTCAGAGTGAGCTCATAAGATAATGACAGATCCGAAAATAGTAATCAATCCAACGACGTTCCCAAGTCAGTTGGCCACAGACGCACAAAAGGCGTCCCAAGAGTTTGGCCTACAGGTTGGACTTGCTGTCCAGTCAGAGTGGTTCCGTAAGGACGCTGGCTCGTGCAGGTTCTACAACCAGTGGATTGAGTTTCACCGTCTTCGATTGTATGCACGTGGTGAACAGTCTGTTGAGAAGTACAAGAAGGAGATGTCATTCGATGGCGACTTGTCGTACCTTAACCTTTCTTGGACGCCAGTTCCAATCATGCCGAAGTTCATTGACATCGTTGTTAATGGAATGGCCGACCGAAATTTCTCTGTAAAGGCAGTCGCTCAAGACGCGATGGCCGCTGAGAAGCGCAATCAGTTCCAAGACATGATTGAGGGCGACATGGTCGCTAAGGACTTTTTGCTCCAGACAAAGGAGCAGTTTGGCGTTGACGCTTTCAACACCAACGTGGAAGAGCTTCCGTCAAACGACGAGGAGTTGCAGCTTTACATGCAGCTGAAGTACAAGCCAAGCATTGAGATCGCTGAAGAAGAAGCAATTAACACCCTACTCGAACAAAATAACTATGCAGACACTAAAAAACGTGTCGACTACGACCTTACCACATTGGGTATCGGTGGTGTCAAACATTCATTTTATCCAGGAGCTGGAGTTAAGGTTGAGTATGTCGATCCCGCCAACGTGGTCTACAGCTACACCGAGTCACCATACTTCGATGACGTATTCTACTGGGGTGAAGTAAAGCAGGTTCCGATCACCGAGTTAATCAAGATCAAGCCTGACATCACCAAGGAAGAACTAGAAGAGATTTCACAGTTGGGCACCGCGTGGTGGGACTACTACGGCGTGATGCGTACATACAGAAACGACCTGTTCGACAAGGACGTGGTTACCCTGTTGTACTTCAACTACAAGACCGACAAGACATTTGTATACAAGAAGAAGTTTCTCGACAACGGTGGAGAGCGCGTAATCCGCAAGGACGAGGGCTTCAACCCGCCAGCCGATCAGACCGAAGAAAGGTTTGAGAAGGTAGAGAAGCGTATTGACGTTTGGTACGAGGGCATCATGGTACTTGGTTCAAACAAGTTGATCAAGTGGGAGATGTCTAAGAACATGGCCAGACCAAAGTCTGCGTCACAGTTCGCGTACTCAAACTACGTGATGGTTGCACCTCGCATGTACAAGGGAGCCATCGAGTCATTGGGCCGACGCATGACAGCGTTCGCCGACTTGATCCAGATGACGCACCTCAAGTTACAGCAGGTGTTGTCCAAGATGGTACCAGACGGTGTATTCATCGATGCAGACGGACTCAACGAGGTTGACTTGGGCAATGGTGCCGCTTACAACCCAGAGGACGCTCTTCGCATGTACTTCCAGACCGGTAGTGTAATTGGAAGAAGCTACACCCAGGACGGTGAGTTCAACAACGCACGCGTTCCGATTCAAGAATTAAACTCTAGCGCCGCACAAGGAAAAATATCTAGTCTGATCGCAGCATACAACCAGTACATGAGCATGCTGCGTGACGTTACAGGGCTTAACGAAGCACGAGACGGCTCTATGCCTAGCTCGGATGCTTTGGTGGGCGTACAGAAGCTCGCTGCAGCTAACTCGAATACTGCCACAAGACACATTCTCGACGGTGGTATCTTCATCACACGCAGACTGTCTGAGGCATTGTCTTGCCGTATCTCTGACATCTTGGAGTACGCTGACTTCAGAGACGAGTTTGCAAACCAGATCGGTAAGTACAACATCCAGATTCTTGACAGCATCAAGGAGCTTTACCTGCACAACTTTGGTATCTTCATCGAGGTTTCTCCAGACGAAGAAGAGAAGCAACAGCTTGAGGCCAACATTCAGATGGCATTGAGCAGGGACCAGATCGCATTGGAAGATGCAATCGACATTCGCGAGATCAAGAACTTGAAGCTTGCCAATCAGTTGTTGAAGGTTAAGCGCAAGGACAAGGAGAAGAGAGACATGGACAAGCAGCAGATGATGTCTAAGTTCCAGTCTGACTCTAACATTGCAGCCACACAGGCGGCGGCCGAGGCCAAGATGCAACAGATCCAGGCAGATACTCAGTCTAAGATTCAAATCAAAGAGGCCGAGTCAATGTTTGCAATTCAAACAATGGAGCAAGAAGCTCGCATTAAACTTCAATTAATGCAGCAAGAGTTCCAGATGAACATGCAGCTGAAGGGTCTTGAGTCACAAGTTCTTACAGAGAAAGACAAGATGAAAGAGGAGGCTAAAGATAAGAGAGTTTCTATTCAGAACACTCAACAGTCAAAGTTGATTGATCAAAGAAAGAACAATCTTCCTCCGATAGACTTCGAGTCTAATGAGGACACCCTTGACGGGTTTGACCTTGCTGGATTTGAGCCAAAATAGTGTGTCACTATTTTGTGTAAATTTGTGACGAAATAATCTAATTAAATATGCAAACTGAATTTAAAGTGAAGGACGTTGCCTTCGAGGAGCAGAAATCTGTTCAAGAAGTGGAAGAGCAACTCCTAAAGGAACACGAAGAGAAGCACGGCATCTCTTCCGAAGAAAAACCAGTAGAGACCACAGTAGTGGGGTCTGATGGCACAATAGAAAAAGTCGAAGAGACTGAGGCACCAGTTGCCAAGGAACTCGGAGACGAAGACGTTCTTACATACTTAAAGAGTCGGTACAACAAGGAAATCAACTCTGTTGATGACTTGTTTCAGGCGAGAAAAGATGCGGAGGAACTTCCAGAAGACGTGTCGGCCTTTTTGAAATACAAGAAGGAGACCGGTCGAGGCATCGAAGACTTTATTCAATTGAATAAGGACTACGATTCAGTTCCTACGAATCAACTGTTAGCTGACTACATCAAGCAAGAGAACCCAGAGTTCGATGAAGAAGACGTAAAGTTTGAAATCGAAAGCAGGTACGAGTTTGATGAAGATCTTGATGACCCCAAGGAAATCAAGAGAAAGAAGCTAGCAATGAAAAAAGATCTTGCTAAGGCCAAGGACCACTTCAATCAATTGAAGGAACAATACAAGATACCTCTTGAGTCAAGGGGTGGCTTAGTTTCTGATGACGAGAAGGGTGAGTACGAGGCTTTTAAAAGATATGCCAAAGAGTCCGAGGAAGTGCAGAAGTCTCAGTTAGAGCGCTCAGAGTTCTTTGCCAAGAAGACGGACGAGCTTTTCAGCGACCAGTTCAAAGGTTTTGAATTTAAGGTCGACGACAAAGCGATTTCGTTTAAGCCTGGCAGTCCAGAACAAATGAAGAAGGCTCAATCTGACATCAGCAAGTTCATTGGTTCGTTCTTAGACGAGAATGGATACGTGAAGGACGCTGCTGCATATCACAGAGCTATCGCTGTAGCTATGAACCCAGACGGTTTTGCCAAGCACTTTTATGAGCAAGGCATGGCCGCTGCGGTAGACAGTGTTGCTAAGGAGTCAAAGAACATCCAGATGGACGTTCGGTCAACACCTCAGTTAACGCCATCTACTGGGTTTAAAGTTGTAGCGTTAGACAATGACCACGGAAGCGGGCTAAAGATAAAAATGCGTAACAAATAACAAACAACAAAAAACAAAAACTAAAAAACTATGGCTGGATCAGTTCAAACGAGCCCCGGGTTTGCTATAACCCCCTCGTCCGTAAAGGCAACTTTACCCTCAAACTACATTACCAACTTCGACTTCTTGAATCAGTATCTTCCTGATACCTACGAGAAAGAATTCGAGCGTTATGGTAATCGCTCTATCGCATCTTTCTTGCGCCAAGTTGGTGCTGAGATGCCTTCTAACTCTGACTTGATCAAATGGGCAGAGCAAGGTCGTTTACACACCAAGTATAGAGCTTGCTCTATCGCTTATGGTGCTGGTAACGACACTGCTACTTTGACTGTTGCTGATGCAGGTATTACTGCTTGTAACTTCCGCATTGGTCAAACCGTGTTCTTGTCTTCTAACACTTCTTCTGCTTCTGACAAAGCTATCATCACCGCAGTATCTGGATTGACCTTCACTGTTGCTTACTATGCACAAAACGGTGGAACTATTGTAGATAGTGGTCTTAACGACATCACTGCGTTTGTTTATGGTTCTGAATTCAGAAAAGGATCTAGCGGAATGGAAGGTTCTTTGGAAGCTCAAGATGACATCTTCGACAACAAGCCTATCATCATCAAAGACAACTACGAAGTATCTGGTTCTGACATGGCTCAGATCGGATGGGTAGAAGTTACTACTGAGAATGGTGCAACTGGCTACTTGTGGTACATCAAGTCTGAGCACGAAACTCGTTTGCGTTTCGAGGACTACTTGGAAATGTCTATG